TCTCGGGTTCGCGAGATTCTGGCAGCAGAGAATGTTACTTATGATAAGAAAGTTATTGCCGAAGTTATCAATAAGCATGTGCCTGATTGGAGACGCGTATTAAATGAATTGCAAAGGTATTCATCTAAAGGTGAAATCGATTCAGGCCTACTAGGATGTGTAGCTGACCTTGATATCAAGGATCTAGTTAAATATCTTAGAGATAAAGATTTCACGTCAATGCGCCGTTGGGTTGGTGTAAACTCTACTGTAGATCAGCATACGATCTATAGACAGTTATATGATTCGGCCTATGACTTTATGAAACCCACAAGCATACCAAATCTTGTATTGATTTTGGCAGACTATCAATACAAAGCTGCATTTGCTGTAGTTCCTGAGATAAATCTATCTGCTTGTCTGACACAGATCATGATGGATTGTGAATGGAAATGACAGAAAAACTTTCACCATTTGCATTCGTAGATTGTATCTCAAAATCTAAGAAGGATCTATTCAGGGATCCTTCTACATCTGAGATGTCGGTTAAGGCTTATAGCTCATTCATGGTTAATAGGTCATTGTCATATCACATTGATACTGTATTGTATGCAAATGAGATGAATATTCGCGGTCATCTTGATGGGTTGTTGCAACATGACTATCTGATAAATACTGTAAGACCTAGGGTCAGAAAATCTTCAAAATGGCCGAAACCATTTAAAGATAAAGACATCGAAGTCATAATGGAGTATTATGGTTGTAATTACATTAAAGCGAACGATATCCTTGGGATACTGACAGATGATCAGCTATCGGTACTCCATGGTAGAACATATAAAGGTGGTACCGACAATGACAGAAGAAATGATAGAGGTTCGTCTAAAGAATCCTGAAGATTTTCTAAAGATACGTGAGACATTGACCCGCATAGGTGTCGCATCGCGTAAAGATCAGATTTTATATCAGTCTTGCCATATTTTGCATAAGCAAAAGAGATATTTCATAGTTCATTTTAAAGAGTTGTTTGCTCTTGATGGCAAGCCAACAAACTTTACTGATGATGATTTGATGCGTAGAAATACGATCGCCAATTTATTGGCTGAATGGGGTCTAGTCGAATTAGTGGATCCCTCATCCACAAATAATGTGGCTCCGATATCTCAGATTAAAGTATTGTCACATAAAGAAAAAGATAATTGGACTTTGGAAGCAAAGTACAGTATCGGTAAGAAGAGGACACTCTGATGGCACAACCCGTTGTCGAGGCTCTTAAGGTAGCTCTTGCAGATACCTTCACGTTCTATCTAAAGGCTCACTATTTTCATTGGAACGTGCAGGGTCCTGATTTCAAACAATACCACGATCTATTTGGTGGTATCTGGGAAGAGGTATTTGGTGCGGTTGATCCTCTAGCTGAGTTTATTCGCACTATGGGTTCATATGCACCAGGTACACTTGGTCGTTTCAAGGAGCTTACAACTCTAGTCGAACTTGAAACAGTGCCTGAAGCGCGCGAAATGGTACTTGCGCTAGCTGTAGATAATGCTAAGGTTCTACAATCAATTAGAACTGCATTCACCGAATCCGAAAATGCTGGTGCTCATGCAGTTGCTAATTTCTTACAAGATCGTCTGGCCGCGCATGAAAAGCACGGCTGGTTCCTCCACTCAACTCTGGGAAACAATGTGAATGACTAATTTCGATATGGTTGCTGATTTTATGCGTGCAGCCGAACAAGATGTTAATACAACGCCAGTATGGCCTGAGGATAATGTTAGACTTCTTCGGTATAAGTTAATCGATGAGGAACTTACAGAACTTCATGAAGCGATGGTTAATGAAGATATCATTGAAATCGCAGATGCACTTACCGATTTGCTTTATGTCGTATATGGTGCTGGTCATACATATGGTATTGATCTAAATCGATGCTTCGCAGAGGTGCATCGCTCTAACATGAGTAAATTTGTGGATGGTAAGCGCATTAAGAATGCGGAAGGCAAGGTGATGAAGCCTGACACTTACAGTCCACCCGATCTATCATTTTTACTTCCGGAAATGACAGACTTGCCGTTGACAGAAGAGTAGTTATATGATAAATATAGACAGCATTGCCCATAAGGGGATGCTGTCTATATCAACCCTCGCTTAACCAAGGAGGAACCAATATGGTTTTATTTCCCGATCTGTCCAAGCTGGACACATTTTCAGTCGGCTTCAATGAAGTTTCAAAGCGTCTGCTAGAAGCCCACGATCATCTATCAAAAGCAGTGCCAGGCTGGCCTCCCTATAATATCATCAAGGTCGATGAGAACAAGTATGTTATTGAACTAGCTGTTGCTGGCTTTGGTAAGTCTGACCTTGAGATTGAAATTCAGGATGGTCGTCTGCTTATTCGTGGCTCCACAAAAAGCGATGAGAAGTCAAATTTCCTGCATAAGGGAATTGCTGATCGCGCTTTCCGTCGCGAGTTTCATCTTGCTGACACAGTGGAAGTCAAGAATGCCGAGATGGTAAACGGCCTGCTGAAGGTGTGGTTGGAAAATATTATTCCTGACCACAAGAAGCCTCGCAAGGTCGACATCGAAGAAACCGGCGATACCCCTAGTAGAAAGTCAACAAAGCAACAACTCAACGGATAAACCGTTGAGAGTTGTTAAGGGGAGAGGCATTTGCCTCTCCCCTGTTTTCATTTGGAGAAAGACATGTTTAATCGAATAATTACTAAGATAAGAACGCTATATACAGAATGGTGTGAGAGTCAAGAAGTTGCATTTGCGCTGGCCGATCATCGGATCGCGAAAGAGCATCGTATCTTGCTTCAAGCCAAGCTAGACGAGCTTAATTCAAATAACCGTTAGGAGGTCCTAATGCTTTCAGCAGAAATCCTGCATAGATGTTTCCCCAAGGCCAATAAGGATAATCTCAATAAGTATGCTGATGCGCTTGTGGCAGCTTGCGAAGAATTTGAGATTAATACACCTAAGCGAGTCGCAGGGTTTCTGTCTCAGGTCGCACATGAATCCGCTCAGTTTAGCGCGATTAAAGAAAACCTGAACTATAAGTCTCAGGCTCTTACGGCTCTATTTGGTTCTCGCATTACGGCCGCGCAAGCTGCTGATGTTGGTCGTGATGACACGACAAAGAAGCCTGCGAATCAAGAAGGTATTGCTAATATCATCTATGGTGGTGCTTGGGGTTCTAAGAACTTAGGCAATGTAAATGAAGGTGATGGTTGGAAGTTCCGTGGCCGCGGCCTCATTCAGCTAACTGGTCGCAGCAATTATACACGTTGCGGTCAGGGTCTTAATAAGGATCTGGCTGAAGATCCTTCATATCTGGAGACACCAGAGGGCGCCGCTCGTTCGGCTGCGTGGTTCTGGAAGTCTCGTGGTCTAAATGAAGTCGCCGATACTGGTGATGTTCGTAAGATGACAAAGCTTGTGAATGGTGGTGATCTTGGTCTTGCCGATCGTGAACATCACTATCATGAAATTCTCGGCGTTCTTGGCGCCGAGTAATGATTTCTGATAATCCGATCATCGGCATGAAGCTGGTGAGCGGTGAGGAGATTATAACCCACGCACGTTTCAATAAAATTGAGCGTGCGTGGCATCTCCAGTTTCCTGGTATGCTAGTGCCTATGACAAGTTCATCAGGCAAGCCGTCTATAGGTGTCGGTGACTATCTACCTTTTACAGAAACCAAAGAGATAGTGATACGTGAAGATTGCGTAATGTTTACATATACACCTGATAATGAAATGATTACGGGTTATAAAAGCAATTTCGATTCAGAAGAATTGCCAGATAAAGCTAATATTGTACCATTTACACGCAAGTGATCATGAACACTCTCGATAATATTCTAGAAAAATATAAAATCTGGTATCAGGATCTCCACGAAAATACAAATTATTTTCGTGGGTTTTCTCTTAAATTTTTCATACCAAACCTTTCATCATTAATCAGAGATAGCAATATACACACCGCACTTGATTACGGATGTGGAAAAGCTGAGCTACATGAAACTTTTCGCTTGAAAAAGCTATGGGGTTTACATAAGCTAGACAAATATGATCCTGGTGTCAAGGAATGGTCTGATTTACCAACATCTTCTTATGATCTTGTATTTTGCATTGATGTGATGGAACATATTGAGAATGATGACGTTGATAATATTCTACGGCATATCTATAGCTTGACAAATAAGATTGCTTTCTTTTCAATATCAACACGTCCAGCAACTAAAAGATTACCCGATGGTACAAATGTACACAAAGCTATTCATCCCGAACAATGGTGGCGCGATAGAATTGATGCTGTATTCAAAGACAAACTGGCCATCGTAAATTTTTCTCTTTGATTACTTTAACCCTTTACAAGTGGGTGGAAACCCTGTATAATAGGGCCTATGACAAAGTTTTATACATTTGCTTTCCAAATCGGTAACACGATTCACGTCCGCGGCTATGAGAACGGAATCCGTTTCTCTGAGAAGGTCAAATACAGACCGACCCTTTTCATCCCATCAAAACGAAAGGGCCTGACCCCAAAGTCGGGCTGGAAAAGTATTTGGGGTACAGAGGTCGAGCCATGCCAATTTGGCGACATCCGCGAAGCCAAAGATTTCATTGAGCAATATAGCGATGTATCCAATTTTGATATCTTTGGCTTACCTCGCTTTCAATATGCATATCTCAATGAAGAATATCCATATGAAATCCAATATGATCGTGACCTAATCGAGATTGCCAATCTTGATATCGAGGTTGGTTCTGATAATGGATTCCCAACACCAGAAGC